CTGAAGAGCAACGTAGTGGATATTGGCAGATGTATTCGAGTGCCTTAACTGGTACATTTGGCGGCGGATTTTCCGGCATAGTTTAAGTACGACCTTAACTGCCATTTGGGCATGGAAGAGAAGTACCATACGGATTTAATCTTGATTATATCAGACAGCATGTCCCCATGCATTAACTGCGGCTACACCTATTGTGGGTGTTGGCGATGAAATGTAATTGTGGTACAGAACTTAATCAATTGGAACTTTCCTGTTGGTTCTGTCATTTCAGACATCTCAATTCTGGTGATTCAGAATGAGAACGTGCAAGAAGTGTCAACGATCACTTTTGATTTGCACGTGTAGGATTGATTTTCAAATAAGAGCCGTGAAACGGCGACAGAAAACGGCGAAGGAAGTGTTTGGATCATTGTCCAATCACGTCTGGTGTCGCTGTCCTCATGACACTGGTCTTCGTACTGGTTGTTGTGAGCAATTGCCAGGACAAAAAACGGTTTGTTTTTGCCAACCGGCTTCAACCAAATCTACGATTTGAGCCAAAATTTTACACAACTTGTCCTACAAGTTTTTAGGCTGTCGTTGCCGGTGGAAGGGCGAAGAAGATGGGAAGTGTTGTGCATGCATAACCGATACAGCTTCGTAGGGAGGTCTAGAATTGACCGCTGGCGCTACGGGGGAATAATATAATAACTGCCGTGACAGGGGACATACTATGCCCCGAAACAAAGCCTATTCGAAAGTTGAACCAGCAGTGCAAACTATGGTTTTCAGCGTAGCAGTAAGCACAGCAGCACAATTTTTGGATCTAAGTGCTGCAGCTTCTGTAGTTAACCGCCGTTTTTACAGACAAGGTTTGAATTGGGCAGTTGCCGGATTCACAATTATTGCACCAACGAATACTGCCGGTGAAGTCACCGTGAGTAAGTTGCCAAATACATGGGTTGTTTCAAACGCATGGGAAAAGGGCTTCAGAGCGTGGCGCCGTCAACAAGACGAAGCGCTAGAGAATGGAGATCAACAGAGCGTCAAAGGACGATTTAATGATTTCAAAATTTATGCCGACGAAGACCACTTCGGTACGGCCGCCCCGCATTTCTTGCTTCCTCGAGATGCTGGCGGAAATCCGTTTGACGCACCAGACGAATGGCTACATTCGCAGGTTGTTGTTCCTAATGACTTGGCTGGCGGTCCCGGCGCCACAGTCGAATATGTTCTCAAAATGATGGGTGCGGACTCAACTGCTGGGAACTGTAAGTCCTTGATTAAGGCGTATGCGGATTCTCGCAGCGTCCCACAAAGTCCGGATCCTTCAACACCTGGTACTGCCAGTATTGGATTGTATACCACGATGTTCAACGTGGGCAACAACGACACTGAAGTTGTTGCGAATGCGGAGTTCAGGAACGATGAACTACCATACAATCAAGACCAATATCCGGGAAGTGCAGGCAATGCACCGGATTTGGAATTAGTTAACCGCATCATCTTGAATGCTGGTTCAACTGTTGCGGCTAAGTATACGTTAGCCGGTAGTAACTTCCCTTGTGGAATTGTTAAGATTAAGAATGATGCGAATGCAGCTTTCGATTTGTTGGTTCACCTTGTTCCAGGTAACCACAGAGGTTATCTTGCCGAATCAATGACGGAGATGTGAAGATTATGACACCATCACCAGACATTGCAGCTACTGCTGAAACAGTCAAGGAGGCGGTTACAGCCGCATCCCTTCTCAACCATTTGAAAAATAACCGTATCGAGTATTTGCTCGCTATGGGTTTACTTCACCTCCTGGGTGTAAGTGATCGTCTCCTGGCACAACTCAACGGAGTGTGCTTCTGATGGCTTACAAGTATGGGAAGACATTCAAGAAAGACGGAAAATTGGTTCGATACCGTTACACAGACGGTGAAAAATCGACCAAGAAACTTGTTGCTGTCAACAAGAAAAAAACGAATAAACGCCGTAAGAAGTGATTACAATGAGTTGCCCTTATTGCGGATCTAATCAAGTGCATTCTGCGGTTGTAGATCCAGAGCCACCAATTGTGGTTCATAACGTATGTGAAAGATGTTCGAAGGAGTGGGTTGAATGACAAGTTTACCAGCAATGATTTTTGAATCATTATTTGATTTTGCTATGCACAAGTATGAGGAAGAAATGCCGCATACGTATCATACCAAAGAATTTGGAAAGCGTACTGGTCCTAAGCCAGTGACCAGCCCGTATGGTCAGCATTACCGGATGCATCCGGAGTTGTCAAGACCGGTATTCGGTATAATGACAACAACATTTGCTGCACCTGCTGCATATGTTGCTGCACCTGTTACATTAGCAGCTATCAATTACGCAGTAATAGAACAAGATGTTCCTGAAGAGCAACGTAGTGGATATTGGCAGATGTATTCGAGTGCCTTAACTGGTACATTTGGCGGCGGATTTTCCGGCATAGTTTAAGTACGACCTTAACTGCCATTTGGGCATGGAAGAGAAG